GCGTTTTTCATGGCGCTCAAAGTTTCTAGGCGCTAAAAATTTACAGTATTTACATTTGAGGTATATTAGAAATGTGGTATTTACTCAAACCCTAGTAAAAATGCGGTATTATACCATATATTTACATTTACGCTATTGTAAATACAAAGATTTACAGTTTCTATGGCACTAATCACCAGAAAAGAAGCAGCAGAGCAGATGGGAGTAACAATCCAAGCTGTGTATATGGCAATAAAGCAAGGCAGATTGACTGCTATAACAGACAATCAAGGTAAGACAGTTATAAATTCAGATACTATGCACCAAGAGTGGACAGGTAAGTCTGCATTTAGAAAGATGAAAAATATACAAGCTGCCACTATCGAACCACCTGTAACAAAACGCAAGATTTCTAAGACTAGTGAGTTAATTCCAGAGTACGAAGAGAGTAAGGCAAGGACTGAACATCTTAAAGCGGAGCTATTAGAACTAGAAAGGCAGCAAAAAGAGCAAAGTTTAGTGCCAGTTGATGAAGTAAATTTAAAATGGCAAACAATTATTACTACTACCAGAAATAAATTATTAGGTGTTGCATCTAAAGCTCAACAACGATTACCAGATTTAGATGTTAGTGCAGTTAATTGTATTGATGACATTGTTAGAGAAGCATTAGAGGAGTTAGCTGCTGCATGACTGATTTAAAACAATGGATAGATAACCGAGGGATTAAGGGTGAAGAATATCTTGGTGATTTGTGTAGAAATAACCATGAATATTTAGATACTGGAAAATCTATAAGATGCAAAAGAACAGTAAGGAAAGGAAGTGTATATGGAAAAATACAAAAAAATGGAAAATGTGTATGCTGCCGAAAACGGCAAAGAGATGAAAGTTATAAGAAGAATCCAGAGAAGAAAAAAATATATCAAAAACAAAATGAAGAACACATAAAAGAATATAGAAAAGAAAAATATCGTCTTAATATGCTTGATCCAGTATTTAGACAAAACAGAATTGAATCCCGAAGAAAAGCAAGAAGAGAAAAAGGATGTGAACTTCGTGAAAACATTACGTTATGGACAGCTATAAAAAATGCTGGAGCGCCAAGTGAGTTTGAAAAAACTCTTGCAAGAATAACAAAAAATAAAATTATTGATTATAAAAAATATCAACGATTAAAATATAAAAATAATTTAGAGTTTAATTTATATGTAAAATTAAAACGAGGAATGCAAAAAGCTAAAGACCGTGGCTTGCCTTATGAAAAAATAGATATAAAAAAAATTATTAATAAAATTTATTTATACAAGCAATGTTGTGCTTATTGCGGTACAAGATTAAATCTTTTGATTGCAAATCAAGATAACAGTTTAGAAATGGATCATATTGTTTCGTTTTCAAATAAAGGATCACATACTTTTGATAATTTAATTCCATCATGCAAGAAATGTAATCATAGTAAAAAAGCAAATAAATTAGAAGATTGGTATAAACAACAAGTATTTTTTAAAAAAGAAATTTTAGAAAGAATTAAACAATGACAAGTATTTTCGATTTAGAAAAACAAGCATATTCAGCATTTTTACCTCCAAAAAAACTTAGTCTTAGTGCGTGGGCAGACGAATATGCACGACTTAGCATAGAAAGTTCTGCTGAAGGGGGGAGGTGGCGCACTTTGCCATATCAAAAAGCGATTATGGATGCTGTGACTGATCCTCATGTTGAACAGATTACAGTTATGAAATCTGCAAGAGTTGGCTATACAAAAATTTTAAATCACATTATTGCTTTTCATATACATAATGATCCTTGCCCCATGATGCTGGTGCAGCCTACTCTGGACGATTGTAATTCTTATAGTAAAGACGAAATTTCGCCAATGTTAAGGGATACACCTTGCTTGCACGGTTTAGTATCTGACCCTAAAGCAAAAGACGGAAACAATACATTACTAAAAAAGAATTTCCCTGGTGGCACTTTGCAACTTGTTGGTGCTAATTCACCTAGAGGATTTCGTATGGTTTCACGCCGTATAGTTATGTTTGATGAAACAGATGGATATCCACCATCGGCTGGAACTGAAGGTGATCAAATAAAGCTTGGTATCAAAAGAACAGAGTTTTTTACAAATAGAAAAATAATTGCTGGATCTACACCAACTATTAAAGACTTTAGTCGTATAGAAAAATTATTTAATCTTTCGGATCAAAAAAGATATTTCGTACCATGCAGTCATTGTGGACATATGCAATATCTAAAATGGGAAAATTTTCAATGTTTTGATGATGATCCTTCTACTACCGCATATAAATGTGAATCATGTAGCGAGATGATTCCCCATAGCAAAAAACGATGGATGATTGAAAGAGGTGAATGGCGATCTACTGCACCCAGTAATGGTAAACACGTTGGATTTCATATATGGGCTGCATATTCATATTCACCAAATGCTACATGGGCGAATCTGATGGCTGAATATTTAGAGAGTAAAAAAGATCAAGAACAGCTAAAAACATTTATAAATATTACTTGTGGAGAAGTTTATGAGGATGAATATCATACAAAAGCAAATGCTGATGAATTATTACAACGTGCATCTACAGAAACATATGAGCAAGGAGTACCTCCAAAAGAAGTTTTAATTTTGACTCTAGGTTGTGACGTACAAGATGATCGTTTATCAATGTCTGTTATTGGTTTTGGTAGAAATGAAGAAATGTATTTACTTGATAGAAAAGTAATTTATGGCTCTCCATCTAGACCAGAACTATGGAAACAGATGGATGAGGTTTTAATGAGTAAATACAAAAATGTTGATGGTATTGAAATGAAAATTGATAGTGCAGCTATAGATACTGGTGGACACTACACCCATGAAACTTACCAATACGTTAGAGAAAGAAAACAGTTTGGATTGATAGCAATTAAGGGAGCATCGCAAAAAGATAAGCCTATGTTAGGTAAACCTAAATGGGTAGACATTAACTTTTCTGGTAAAGCTTTAAAAAGAGGAGTTGAATTATTTTTACTTGGTACAGATGTTATAAAAACAACTTTGCATAATAAATTAAATGATGCAGAAATAGGTCAAGGGTATATTCATTTTTACCCAAAAACAACAATTGACTATTTTGAAGAGTTAACAGCAGAACGACAAGTCTTAAAATATAAGAATGGTTATCAAGATAGGCAATGGGTTAAAAAAAGCAATGCAAGAAACGAAGCTTTAGATGAAATGGTATATGCGTATGCAAGTTTTCAAAGATTATTACAAATACATGATAGAAAAACTATATTTGATCAATTTGAACGAAAATTACAACCACCTGACCCTAAAAAGGGTGCTAAGTTAGACTCAAGGAGTAAAAATAGTCTTAAAAGGACTAATTTCGTGTCTAAATGGTAAAAAAACGTGGTATTTCCTTCTAAAATACGTTCTGGCGATCTAATCGAATGGCGTGATCCAGCTACAACTGATGTATTTGGAGATCCGATTAACAGTCCTGATTGGACAGTTGTTTATTATTTAAGAACTAATAAAACAAAATTTGGCGCAACTGTTTCTAGTAGCGCATATGGCGATGGATTTCAATTTAATATTCCAGCCGCTACTACAGCAACATTTGTAGATGGAAATTGGTTTTTTCAAGCAGTTGCAAGTAAGACAGGTACATTAATTAGTAAAACAATTGGAACAGGTACATTTGAAGTTTTACCAAGTTTGGCTTTTACTGGCACTAATCCAAAAGCATTTGATGGACGTAGTGATGCAGAAAAAACTTTAGATCTTATAAAAACAGCAATAGATAATATTTTAAAAGGTGGAGCAATACAAGAATATAAGATAGGAACTAGAACAGCTAAGAAATATGATATGGCTGAATTACAGGTGTTAAAAGGAGAATATGCTGCTATGGTGGCACGAGAAAAGCAAGCTGAAACTATGGCAAATGGTTTAGGTAATCCAAGAGCTATGTATGTGAGGTTTAAATAATGAATATATTTCAAAGAACATTAGCTGCATTATTTCCAAGATCTTTTGGAAAAATGAGAAGAGGCTATCAAGGAGCAGTAGTTACTAGGCTTAATTCAGATTGGTTAAGTAGTCAGCTTAGTCCTGATGCAGAAGTAAGAAATAGCCTTAGAAAACTTAGAGATAGATCAAGAGAACTAATTAGAAATAATCCATATGCAAAACAAGTAAAAAGAACAACACAGTTAAATATTGTTGGAACTGGAATGAAGTTTCAATCTTTAGTTACACAACAGAGAGGTGGTAAGAGAGATGAAAGAAAAAATAAAGAAATAGAAGAAAAGTGGGCGAAATGGACAAAAGCATATAACTGTGATTGTGCTGGTCGTCATAGCTTTCATCAATTTGAATGGTTATTAGCTGGAGCATTACCAGAAAGCGGAGAAGCATTATTCAGAATTGTCAGGCAACCTTTTGGAGATTCTAGAGTTCCAATAGCTTTGCAGATAATAGAAAGTGACTTATTAGATGAAGAATATAGTGGTGATACATTAGCAAAATCTAATGAATGGCGTAATGGTGTCGAAGTCGATCAATGGGGTCGGCCTGTTAGATTTTCGATAATGTCACGACACCCTGGTGATGCATATTATTTAACAAACCAAGGTAAACAAAAGAAAAATTTAATTTTGCCAGCAGAAGATATTATTCATTTATTTCTTCCAGAAAGACCTGGCCAAAACAGAGGAGTGCCTTGGTTTCATCCAGTAATGGAAGATATGCATCAATTGCAAGGCTATGAAGAAGCAGCGGTAATTCGCGCTCGTGCTGGAGCAAGTATTCAAGGCTTTATTACCAATAATGGCGGCGAGTTAATTGGTGACGATGTTGTGGCAAATGAGCGTGTACAAGACTTTCAACCAGGTTCTTTTCGATATCTTGCGCCAAATGAAAGTGTTACTGTTCCAGATGTAGATTATCCATCTCAGCAATATGAGATGTTTGTCAAAAACAAAATTAGGCGTTTCGCGAGCGGAATTGGGTGTAGCTATGAAACGATTAGTAAAGATTTCTCGGAAACGAACTATTCTAGTTCACGTTTAAGCTTGTTAGAAGACAGAGAACATTGGAAGTTCTGTCAGCAATATATTATTGAAAATTTTCACTATCG